TAGTGCATCTGGATCTTCTTCTCCAATTACTGTCACTGGTCTTTTATCAAATACATCTTATAAGTTTACAGTTTATGGAACTAATGGTGCAGGAAATGGATTAGAAAGCAGTTTTAGTTCTCCAGATACATTAATTACAACAGTTCCACAGGCTCCTACTATTGGAACAGCAACTCCAACTGGTGGATCAACAATGACTGTAGCATATACTGCAGGTGCAACTGGAGGTAAGGCAGTATCTACTTATACAGCAACATCTTCTCCTGGATCATTTACAGGAACAGGTGCAAGCCCAATAACTGTTTCTGGACTTACACAAAATACAGCATATACATTTACAGTTACTGCAACAAATGCAAACGGAACATCTGCAGCATCTTCTGCATCTGCATCAGCAACAACATATAAATTAACGCTAGTTGATAATTTTAATAGAGCAAATGGAACACTTGGAACATCTTCTGATGGAATGTCAACATGGTCTGTACAAAGAGGAAACTTTACAATTAATTCAAATGCTGCTTATTCTACTGATACAGCAGATTCTTTGGCAACAGTTTCACTTTCAACTTCATCAATTAGTAATGCACAAATAGATACTGTTTCTGATCAGGCTGGTGTTGGAGTTGCAATTTGGGTAACTGATGCTAACTCTTATTGGGGTATATATCCAAACTATACAAGTACGACAAACTCATCAACATCTACAACATGTACTGGTCCAGGTTTTTCTGGAACAAATGCAAATACTTGTTCTAGTAGTTCAAATATATCTGGATCATATGGACCATATAACGTACTAATTTATTGTGGAGGTTCTCAGATAGGATCTTCTACAAGAAACTATTGTGGACTAAGCCCAACTCAGCAAACTAACGTTGGCAATGCTTGTCCAGATTATTATTATGATTGCAATTTTGCTGGTGGTGGATATAATTATTCAACTAATACAAATGCTTCAAATGTAACAAATACAGTTTATGTAACAAACTATACGTCTGCAATGAGAGTTAAAAATCCAAGTACTGTAGTGGTTAATAATCAATATTCTTCAACCACTGCTGGCATTAGTCCAATGAGATCTATTGCAGTAAGTACATCTGGAAATGTTATATCTTATACAGGTTATAGTGGAACTGGAAAATCTGGAAGCGTTCTAGTAACTGGAACTTACGATGCAGGAGCAGGAACAAAAGGTAGTCGAGTTGGTGTTTTCAAAACTTCTGCTGATTTTAATCAAGGTTCTTATGTTGACAATATTAATGTGACCGTGGTATAATTATCAAGGGGTACAATATGGATAATAATAGACCAGCAAGGCCATGGGATATTTTTAATAAAAATATTGGTAGAGTTGAAAAAAGTGTACAAGAACAAAGATTTGCTATTTGTCAGCAATGTCCAAAATTTATAAAAATAACTGGACAGTGCAAAGAGTGTGGATGCATAATGAAAGCAAAAACACTACTACCAAATGCAAATTGCCCCATAGGAAAATGGGGAACAGAACGAGTATCTTATGTTAAGGAGATAAATTAAAATGACATCAGAAAATACACCTATGGTACCTCCAGCAAGAATAGCATTTATTCTTGATGGTGTCGTACAAGACGTTTTAAATACAGATGATAGACTTGCTGCAATATTTTTAAGTCAACCAAAAATTGTTGATGTAACAGAAATTAGTGAATCTGAATTTATAACTTCTGGATATTTATATGATGAAGTATCAAATACTTTTACACGTCCTGAAGTATCAGTTGAGACAACACCTGTTCCTAGCGATGTTGTAACTGTTCCAATAGTTCGTGAAGAAGCACCTTCTGTAGAGTAATATTTTTTTAAACATTATGTAGTTAATTGGGGGAAAAAATTACAGAAATAATTAAATTTATAAATACTTCAGAATTTGGAGGAATAGAGCCAGAGGCTGCAGTAAAAGTTATGCCAGATTGGTATAAAGATGCTCCTATTTTTACAAAAAATAAAGTAGATCTTGAAAATAATGAAATTAATCATTATAAGGGAATTATTACAAAAAATACTAATTTTACTATAAAAAAATGTATGCCTGTTTTTGATACTATGTCTTCTGGATATATTTTAAAAATTCAAGAAGATATTGATATTTTTCAATCAAAAATAGAGCAAAGTGATGAAGAATATAGTACACATTTTGCCTGGAAAGCGTTAGCACCAGTTTCAGCACATCATATAGATCAAATTGAAGGATATCCAATTTCTGGAGTTCATAAAATTGGACAACCAAAATTTGTTAATTATTGGGTAGTTAAAACTCCACCAGGATATTCTTGTTTATTTATTACCCCAATGCATAGAGGTTTACCTTTTAATATTATGCCAGGTATAGTAGATACAGATACCTTTGATCATCCTGTAAGTTTTCCATTTAGCATGAATGAAAAAGGTTTTGAAGGCACATTAAAGGCTGGTACTCCAATGGCTCAGGTTATTCCATTTAAAAGAGATGAATTTTCTTCAGAAGTATATTTATCAATTCAAGAGTATAAGGAAAAATATCCAGATACCACTATTCTTTCAAAATTATTTCCAGATTCTTATAAAAAAACACATTGGCATAAAAAATTTTTTAAATAATAAAATAAAAAAAAATACCCCCAAAGATAATATCTAAGGGGGTAAATTTTATATTAATTACTTAGGAAATTTTTTCATCCAATATTTAGTTTTTGGAGTAATTCCATGCCAAGCAGTCCAATCCTCTCCACCATTACTCATATGGTATGCAATTTGTGCATTGACAACTGGATTTAAAAGTTCAGCAGAAAAATTGAGACCAAATTTAGCCCTTCTATCTGGCCCAAGATCACGAAGCATATTTATTTGGAAAATTCCAAAAGAACTGTCTCCTGTTTTAGAATTACCATTAAAGGCAATAGGACGACCATTAGATTCTTTTTTAGCAACAGCCCAGGCTTTTACTAAGCCTTGACCACGAAAACCAACTGCATGAAGAAGTTCTTTTAGTTGCTTATCTGTTAAAGAAGTAGAGTTTTGATATTTTTCAAGTACATGGATATTTTTCTTAACAGAAACTAAACTTTTAGGCTTAGAAACCAAAAAAACCGCCTTAGCGGTTGATTCAACAATTGTAGTATTACTACTTAAATTATTTTTTATAGATGCAGCATTAGCCTTACCCATAAAACCAGCAAATCCAAGTATAAATACGAGTACCCCTATTAGAAATTTTTCATTTTTCATAGTTTCCTCCTTAGAAAACAATAACACCCTTTTGAGGTGTATGACATTAGTATAGCATAAAATTACTCATTAGTATATTCTACGCCATAACGTTTTTGATGATATAATAATAGTATCATGGCAACAGGTGCAACGTCAACTTATGATTTACCGTATCCAACATTAAATGATCCAGTTAATGTTCACGAGGATATACAGTCATTGGCTGAAAGATTAGAATTAATATTATCAAGCGTAGGAGTTCCTTTTCTTTCTATTGAAGTTCATAACAATAGTGGTGGAACAATTGCAAAAGGAGACCCAGTATATATAACTGGTCATGATGGTAAGCCAACTATTTCAAAGTGTGAGTCTTTAAATATAGAGACTTTCCCAATTGCAGGTCTTGCACAATCATCAATTGCAAATGGAAATGATGGTGTGATTGTTATTTCTGGAGTTTTTAGTAACTTAAATACCGCTTCATATACAGCAGGAGATATTTTGTATGTTGGAGAAACTGGCGGATTAACAAATGTTATGCCAACAAGTGGATCTGGAGCAATAGCAGTTGTTGCTCATCCAAATGCATCAACTGGAGTAATTGTTGTTGGAAGTGTAAAAGGCAATGGTACATGGGGATCATTAGCGAGAGGATTATCGTAATGGCAACATTTAGAGGACAAAGCACATCAAGTTATGATATTGGAAATAAGCCACCAACAGTTATTTGGACAGTTGTTCGTGGAGACACATCTGGATTTAGGGTATATGCTACAGATGATGCTAAGGTTGCATTAAATATTCCTGATTGGGAAATTTTAATGAAGTTTAAAAGACCAAATTCAACACCTGGAGTTATTACTGATGATGCAACATTTATATTTGATTTAACTCCTGCTCCAGATGATAATGATGGACCAGGAGAATTTACGGTTTGGCTTACAGCAGAAGAATCTGTTCAACTTGAAACAGGAGATATCTTTGATATTCAGTTATCTGATCCAACCAGAGTATGGACAGTTTGCCAGGGTAGCATGAAGATTCTTGAAGATGTAACAGACTAATGGCAACATCAGTAATTTTAGATGATGTAAATAATATAACTAGGTTAATAGAGCAAGTTAATTATCCACTTGTTCAAATTGAAGAAGATTTAAGAACAGTTACAATAAATGAAATTCTTCCATTTAGGGTTAGATTTACAGCAATTCAGATTGAGGATCTTCGTGGCAATGTTCCACCAATTCCGCTTCAGGTTATTGGCTATAGCAACTATATTCTTTAATAAGATTAACTAAAATACATGATATAATTGCAACATGGCTAGAATATCACTCTCAAACGTAAAGACCAAGTTTCAAACTGGTGATCGTCCTACACAGGAAGATTATGAAGATTTAATTGATTCAACGGCAGCAATGTCAACAGATCTTGGTACTTCAGGTAACAATGAAAATACAATCGCTGGAATTGAAAATGCAACAGTGATTGATAACTTTGATGCAACAGCATGGAGAATGGTTAAGTATCTAATCTCTATTGCAAAGACATCAGCAGGAGATAATAAATTCTATGCAACAGAATTGACCATTTTGGTTGACGGTACAAATGTATCAGTCTCTGAATATGGCACAATAGACAACGATGGGAATATTGGCACCATTAGCGTCTCTAAGGTGGGATCAACAGTAAATATTACTGTAACCCCAGCAGTGGGTATAACGCCTATAACTGTTCGTTATGCACGAATTGGTTTAAAGGCTTAAATAATCTAAGGAGATAAAAATGGCAACATTGGCAAAAGACTTTAAGGTAAAGAATGGTCTCATTGTTGAGGGTACAACAGGTACAATTAATAACTATGACATTCTTACAAAGAACCAAGATGACATTGATTATATTATTGATCAGGTCGGTGGTTCAGGAGAATCAACAAACACACCAAACACATTAGTACTTCGTGATGGATCAGGAAATTTTGCTGCTGGAACAATTACAGCAGACCTTACTGGTGATGTAACTGGTACAGTTTCTGATATTTCAAATCATGATACTGGAGATCTTGCAGAGGGAACAAACCTTTACTATACAGACTCTCGTGCTCGTGGTGCAGTTTCTGGTGGCACTGGATTAGATTATAATTCAACCACTGGCGTGTTTGATATTGATTCTACAGTAACTACAAACACTGGAACACAAACACTAGAAAACAAAACAATTTCTTATACAAATAATACAATTACAGTTCAGGTAGCAAATGTTTCAGATTTGACAGCATCTGCTGCAGAACTAAACACACTTGATGGAATAACAGCATCTACTGCTGAACTCAATATTCTTGATGGAGTAACAGCATCTACTGCTGAACTCAATATCCTTGATGGCGCAACGCTTTCAACAGCAGAACTTAATCTTCTTGATGGAGTTACTGCTACAACAACAGAATTGAACTATGTTGATGGTGTTACTAGTGCAATTCAAACACAATTGGATGATAAAGCACCTCTTGCATCACCAGCCTTAACAGGAACTCCAACTGCACCTACAGCATCTGCAGGAAACAACAGCACACAAATTGCAACAACTGCATATGTTGAAACTGCTGTTGCAAACCTTGTTGATGGAGCACCAGCACTTCTTGATACTCTCAATGAACTTGCTGCTGCAATCAATGATGATGCAGGGTTTGCTTCAACAATTAGCACATCAATTGGTGAAAAGGTAGCAAAGTCTGGCGATACCATGACTGGCGCTCTTACTTTGCATGCAGATCCTTCAAGCAATTTACACGCAGCAACAAAACAGTATGTAGATGCAGCACAATCAGCAGCAGAAGATTATGCTGATGGTCTTGCTGGAAACTATGAAGTTTCAGGAGCAGTTTCTACACACGCTGGTCTTACATCAACTCATGGTGTAACTGGAGATATTGTTGGTACAACAGATTCACAAACACTAACCAACAAAACAATTGATGGAAGTAGCAATACACTTTCAAATATTGCTAATGCTTCACTTGTTAATGATTCTATTACTGTTAATGGATTCTCTACAGCACTTGGCTCAAGCGTAACACTTGATACAGATGATGTCTCTGAAGGTACTACAAACAAGTACTTTACAGATGACCGTGCTAAGGATGCTGCAGGCTACATTCTTGAAAATGCAACAATGTCAAATATTGCAATTACATATGATGAGGGCACACGCTCTTTGACTATCACTGCAGAAAATGGTGTTGCAGATTCAACAACTGCAGATCTTCCAGAAGATCCAGCAGGTTCTGGAACATCAGGTACATGGTATTTTACAAATGCTCGTGCAGTATCTGCTCTTGAAGCAGTAGTTCCAGACTTTAGTGAAATTGATATCAATTCACTTGCTACACAGGTTGCAGCAACGACTGGAAATATTGCTACTGCTTCAGTAGTTACAGCATATTCATTTGCTAAGGCTGATTATCGTTCAGCAAAATTCTTAGTAAAGTGTGCATATGGATCACATACAGAAATCGCAGAAGTTTTACTAACATTGGATACATCAGACAACATTGCAATGACGGAATATGCAATTGTTGGAACAAATGGATCATCAATGACTATATCAGCAGACGTTGATGGTTCAAATGTAAGACTTCGTGTAACAACAGTTAACAACACTTCAGTTGTAACTGTTATGGGAACACTAGTAGCGTAATTAGGATAAAGGGAGAAACCA